CTACCGGGAAGTCAAACGGTCGTATAACTCATTGGCGTATCTGTGATTGGGATGGTTCACATTCATATACGCCTCATAAAGCGGATGGGAGGGATCCGACTCCATGCGCATGGCTTCTTCTGCCGGAGAGGGCGTTGCGGCCCCCGAATGATGAAGAGGAGCTTCATCAAGCAGGCGTGAGGCCTGGTACAGCAGGCGGATGACGTCCGGATTGGACCCTAAACCCGGATTGTCAAGCAGGGCATCCGCATCCACTCCCGTCTCGGACGCAAGCCGCTGGAGTGCGGCGGTAGCCCTGCCCATGTTGCGCTCATAATTGGCGCCCCATTCCTGCTGCAGGGACTGTTCCGCCTGCGTTTCCATCTCCATCCGGGAATCCGCCATCTGTTCCCGGGCCTCCTCATATGCCTGGGCCATCGTTTCCTGGAGAGCGTTCATGGCTTCCGGCGGTACGCCGTAACGGTAGGCCGTGCGGGCCATGCGTTCTGCGAGCCCTGCATTCCACTCGCTTTCCGGCGTGGACTCCGGACGTTCCAGGCGGTAATCTTCCTCCGATTCCGGCAGGCCGGCCATCCGGCGGAACCGAGCCATCTGCTCCTCATTCTCCACACCGGGATAATGCCGCAGGCGCTCCAGCTCCGCATAACTCTTCGCCAGCGCTTCTGGCGTCTTGAACTTGGAAAGGGACTTCTCCATCCCCTTCAACTCATCAAACCGGGCATACCAATCCGGAACAAAACCGCCGTCCTCCCCCAGAAGGGAAGGAAGAGGCACGGCTTGAGCCGCGGCTTCTGTCAACGCTTCCGCCTCCGGGGAAACTGCCCCGGAAAAATCCGCCTCCCCGGAGGGAGCGGCCATATTATTATCAATGGAATCAATCATTCTTTTCTTCTGCTGTGGATTCTTTAATGGCTAACTGAACTTGACGGCGGATGTACAGGAAAACCTCCCTGTAGGCATCGCGCCTCATGGCGTCCAGGGGGTCATAACTCCCCGGGCTGCCTTGAAAAACGGGCAAATCAGTCTGGAAGCGGGCTTCCAGAAAGGTCAGCACCTCCCGCCCGTCCGGAGTGTCAAACACCCGGAAAAGCTGGCGCCTTCTGAGACGGGCCTCCCGGACGGAGGCCTCCTGCTGCAATGTCGTATCCTGGTTCATTCCTGAATCGTGGTTAACTGGTCAAGCAAGGGATTGAGGGAAGCGTACGGATCCTCTTCCGCCGGAGCCTGTGCGGCCCCCTGCTGGCGGTCCGCCCGTTCCTTCCGCATGGCCTGGACATCGGCCCAGGGCCTCAGCATGCTCTCCGGAGCGCCGTCCACACGGGTGGACAGGCGGAAGCAATGGTCCCAGTCCACATGATCCGCCAAATCCGGAGCGGCCTGCATCATCATATTCAGGCGCTGAAGGCTGCGGTCCATCCCCTCGCTCTGCAAGCGCCTGAGCACCAGCGCAATCTTTGACTGGTACACCACCCTGGGCTCTCCGACGGCAATGGAGCCGTCCCTCCCCTCCCGCAGAACGGCGCGGGGAGGCCTGGGAAACTTGCCCATGCGGAACAGCAGGGAGAAAATGCGCGTCATGGTGGAATACAGATCACTCACAAACAGCGTGAAGGACGGGGAAAACATCAGCACGCGCTCGTTCTCCCGGGCCATCACCTCCGTGGCGGTCATGCTGCCGCGGTGGCCGCTCCAAAGCTCCAGCATGGGCAGGTAATAGGCGCGCCGGATGGCGTCCTGCTTCTGCGCCAGACGGTCCATCCCGACGTCATACCTGCCCTGCGTGGCCCACTCCCGCGGAAGGTGGAGGGAGGCGGCCTCCGGGGTAATGACGGTTCTGCCGCCGGCCCGCAGGTCCACCTCCCCAATCTGGTTGGCGAGCTCCAGAATGCGTGGGAAGGCGGCCACCTCCCCCAGCGTGTCCAGAATGCGGTTCAGGAACTGAACCTGCTGGATGGCGGGAAACACCAGCCTGCCGGGCGCGAGGCCGTACGGACCGCTGCCCCACTTCAAAAACCGGGTTACCAGGTAGGGAAACTCCATATATCCCCCCTCCTCCACGATCACCTGGTCGTCCAGGGACAGATACACGCTTTCAAACGGCATGTGGGCGGCCTGCTCCCTGCGGCGGCTCCGGCGGGTGCGCGGACGCACCACATGCAGGAACCGCAGGGACGTGGCGTACGGATTGCCGCCGCGTTCCAGCACCTCCCGCGCCCTGGGCCCCAGGGCCTTCATGCCGAACATGGAACGCGCCTGGTGGGCGGTATAGGTAAACTCCCTGACGTAGGTATCCACCCGGCCTTCCGCATTCTCCGCACAGGCGAACTGACCGCACGGAATATTGGTGAACAGCAGCCTTCCGTCCGAGGAACTTCCCGTAAACAAACTGCCGGTCCCCAAAGCCACGCGGTCCAGAAAACACTCATGGATCTCCGTATAGAAATTGGAAACGGACAGCTCCTTCAGGGCAATCTCCGAACACTGATTGTACCAGGCCTCCGCCTCGTCCCCTCCCCGGTCGTCCGGAGCCGACCACTTGAACCACACGTCATGGCTGGGCGTAATGTAGGACATATGGCCGCTGGCCAGCTTCTGGCACGCCTCCACGGCAGTGGTATCCGTCATGCGGTCCATGGCGTCCCTGTTGGGGAGGGAAACCTCCCCTTCCCGGTTCAGGCGGCGGGGCAGCACGTAATCCCTCAGGCGGTCCCACCACGTCTCCCACGGCGCGCGCTGGGCGGCCAGGGACTTGTACACGGAATTCAGCTCCGCAACTCTCTCTTCCATGGCGGTGCCTATCCCAGGGTTTTCCTAAGCAGAGTCCGGGGATTGACCTCCCCCTGCCCGACGGAAGAATTGCGGCGCGCCAGAATGGTGGAAATCATCCCCTGCCTCTGCCGCTCCCGGGCCTGATAATCTTCTCCCACTTCCTCTCCCACGCTCTCCGCCTTAACCGGGATGGCCTGCTCCGGAGCTGGAGTGGAAGGAGTGGACGGTTTCATAAATCCCATAATCTCTTTTACTTTCTATGCATGGTTTATACTGATGGCCCCTTCCACGCCTGCCGCACGGACGATCCATGCGGCGGGAACGTTCGCTCCCCGCGGAGGAAAAGGGCGGTCTCCTCACCTGCCCGGAATTGCCCGGGAAGGTGCATGCATTTATCAAATAGATGAATTGGAGGAAAATGCATCCGGGGAAAAACCGGGCGCATACGTGCCACCGGTGGCATCAAAGAGGGTGTTCCCAAACGTGATGCATTCCGCATCCGTTTCCGCCAAACATGTGGCGTTATGATCAATGAATCCTTACTTCAGCCGGACACTCCCTCCGCGCTGGACATCTGCAACGCGGCACTCTCCAAAATAGGGGAGGCTCCGCTGGACGCGCTGATTGCCAATGAATCCACGGCATCCCGTCTCTGCGTTCTTCATTACCACCCGGCACGGAGGGAAACCCTCTGCATGGCGCGCTGGACCTTCGCCACCACGCAAACCACGCTGGACTCCGTCTCCGCTCAGGCGCCCAACTCCCTGACACCCTATCAATTCACCCTGCCTGCGGACTGCCTGCGCGTGCTGGATGTGGAATGCACGGAATGGAAAATGCAGGGAAGGCGCATCCACGCCTCCCGCGCGCCGCTGCCCATGAGCTACATAGCCGACATTGAAGACGCCGAACAATTCGATCCCCTCTTCATGGACGCGCTGGCTACCCGCCTGGCAGAAAAGCTGGCCATGCCCCTGACGGGCAACCAAAGCCTTCGCCAGAATCTTCACCAGGAATTCCATAAAATCATTCTCCCGCAGGCGGCAACCGTCAATGCGGTGCAGAGCTTCTCCAACGACTCCCACCCCCTGCTGGACCTGCTGAGGAAAATCAAGTCGCCCGCCTGCCCGGAGGAATGTGAATAACAGGAGAATAACAAGGCAGCAACATAACAACAACTTGTGAATACAAGCTCATGAAAGCCCTGGACTTCATACAGATATTCGCCTCCAACGTCCGCAGGCTGGACTTCCGCCTCAGCAGCGCCCAGGTCATCCTGGCCGTCATTGCCGGATACAGGCGCCACAGTACCATTACGGAAGCCACGCGCTTGCATCCCAATACCGTTACCAACATCCTGCAGGACCTCATTGCACAGGGATACATCAACCGCTTCGGGGACAGCCGCCCTTACGTCTACCGCCCCACCGCGGATGGGGAACAGCTTGCAGGAAACCTGCTGGATAAAAACACCCTCCCCAGCCCATGAAAGAGCCCCTGCTCAGCACGGAAGAAAAACGCCGCTGGCTGGCCCGCGTCTTCCGGGATACGGATGGAGAATACTCCCAGGCGGACAAATTCAAGGCGCTGGTGGAAGATACCAAACTGGCGGCCCTCCAGCAGGAAGAGGAGGAATTCAAACGCCAGCGGGAAGCGGGCGCCGCACCGCAGGACCCCATTCTGACCCTGCTCCAGTCCCTCCCTCCCGCAGAACTCGATCTGAACCGGCAGCCCCCGGCTGAAAAATAA